ATGAAAACAATAAAGAAAAAGTAGCTAAAAATATAAAATAAGAATTGAAAGATTTATTCAAATATATGACCAATCTTGAAAGAGAATTGAAAAAGTAATATAAATAAAGGAGTATATAAAGATGAATATATGAGAAAAATATTTACTTTCTGGTAGTAATGAAGTAAATGAAACAGATGAATATGTATCAAATTTAATGGAACAAGTATTTGGTTTACTTGATTCATTTGATTTTGATAATCTTTCAGAAGACCAAATTGAAATGATTGATGAAATACTTGACACATATAATGAAGAAGAAGAAATATCTGAACGTACAAAAGAACGAGTAGTAAGAGCTGGTAAAAAAGTAAGAAAATTAAAATGTCCAGAAGGCAAGAAGGCAGTGGGAAATCGTTGTGTGCGAATGACCCAACAGGAAAAAAGAGTTCGCAGTAAAGCAGCCAAAAGAGGATCAAGAAAGAAAAAAGGTAAAAAAGCAGCTACATCTAGAAAACGCGCAAGATCAATGAGAAAGCGATAAATAATTATGTCTTATATGAGTCGTGTATTTGATCCTAAACGACATGAAAAATACAAACCAAAAAATCCAGATAAATATATTGGAAAAGATTATCCTATAGTTAGATCTGGATTAGAAAAAGCTTTTTGTGAAATGGTGGATAATAATAAAAATATAATTGAATGGTCAAGTGAACCATTATATATTCCTTATATGCTTCAAAATAAAAAGAAACGATATTTTCCTGATTTTTGGTTAAAAGTGCGTACTGCTATGGGAGAATGTATTTGATTAGTAGAAATTAAACATTCTAATGAGTGCCATCCACCAAAAAAGGGAAAAAATAAGGCTAGAAAAACTTTACTGAATGAAAAATATACATGAGAAAAAAATTTAGCTAAATGGAAAGCGGCTAAAAGGTACTGTAATAAAATGAGATGAGAATTTAAAATAATTACAGAAAAGGAATTATTTAAATAAAATAAATACTATAATGAATATATTAAATAAAATAAATAAATATATAAATGAAAGTGAAACAATAGAAATAAACACAGTAAAAGAAGCCATAAAATATGCTCGTAAAGCAAAAGAGATAGTTATTCAACCTAGATTTGGTACTTCTGAAGATTGAATAAAAATATCTAAAAAAGAAGCTATAAATTTTTTAAATAAACATAAGAATAGTACAGCTAGTAGTTTAGAAATGATATCTATTGCTGAATATGACGATAAAACTTTATATATAGGATAAAAAAATGGCATGAATAAAAATACCAAATACTAATTTAGAATATGATGATAATGCATATAATAATTTACCGGAAAATAGAAAATCTTTTTGAGATAAGCAATCTAATATAACTATATCCAATGGTATAAGAACCAAATCAAACGGCATAGAAATATATATGCGAGTAAAAGATGCTGATGAAAATGTTCCAGTATATTTTGAAAGTGAATATAATAAAACATATTTGGATAATAAGTAAATTATGGCACTTAAAGTTGAAGGAAATTTTAAATTTAAAAAGGTTAGGTGGAGATCCGGGCATTTGTATAAGTTCAAATATTCGGCGTGGGAGACTGATCCAGAACCAATGGTAATACTACTATATCGTTTTAAAGGTTATCATCCCAAAACTGGCAGAGAATGACGATTTATTCAGGCACTTAATATGAACTACGTTCCTCGTCATATAAGAAAAAATTTTGTAATAAATTGAAAACGTACTCTTGAAAGAAATAACGGAAATGTTTTTCTTACTTGAAAAGAGGTAAAAGCTAAATTCCCCGGCCTAGTAAAATCAGACTGTATAAGAAGATATTTTTACTCTCCAAGCTATTACATAACAAATATACAAGCCATTCCAGTAGAAGAAATGGAAACAGCTATAGTATCAAGTTGACATAAAGACTTTTCAAAACGTCTAAAATTAGCATTAAATAGAAAAAAAAGACAAGCCGAAAAGAATAGAAAGAAAAGAGATATCCATACAAGTATACTTAGTAAATTATTTGGTGGAAAAAAATAAGAATAATATTACGTGAGATTTTATATGAGTGAAAACGAAGAAAACGGATATAACAAAAATGGGTGAAATTCTTGAAAAATATATGTAATTAAAACATTAGAAAGATTAGATGAAAGACAAAAAGAATTAGAAAAAAATCAAAAATGTGAAGAAGTTGATAATATAAGAAATATAACAGAAATACAGACAAAATTAAAAATGTCTAGTGCTTTTGTAAGTGCTATTGTTGCGCTGATAGTAACAATATTAGGAAGCATAATATCTTCTTATTTAATATCTAATTGAATTGAAAATAAACAAACCGCACAAATAAAAAATGATACACATATAGAAGAAAAGATTGATGATGAGTAAAATAATTTGGAGATGGTGTATATGGTTGATTCTGTAGTGGTAAACGAAAAGAAAAACGATGATATAGAATATTATATTAGTCAATTAAAATCACTTAATGGTGAATTAAATAAAAAAGACGAAAGGATAATGTCTATACAAGAAGATTATAAAAAAATATTTAATTTATTTCCTGATATGGTAATTTTGATAGATAATAATGGTAGTATTATTGATTTAAATAAAAGATCTCAAATAGTTTTAGATAATTTTAGAACAAATAATAGTTTAATAGGAGAAAAATGATCAAATATTTGTAAAAAACTTGGATGTAATTGAGAAAAATCAATTGAAAAGTATTTAATAGAAAGTGATGTTTTATATGAAAAATCAAAAGAAATTTATGTAGATAAAATAAATAGTCATTTTATATTGACTGTAACTCCAGTAAGAAAATATAATAATAGTGATTATTTTATAATAGTAATAAAAGATATAACTGAAGTTAAAATAAGAGAATTAAATTTAATAAAAAAACAAAAATTATTAAGTTATATATATAATATAACTGATATATTCAGTAGAAATTTAAATATAAATTATATTATGGATAAAATAGTAGAAATACTATCCGATATTGATAATATAGATTTAGCATATATATACAAAAATTGCGAAGATAATAAAAAAGCTAAAAAAATAAGAGAGTATTATAAAAATAGTAATTATAATTTAAATAATATTAATGATTATCTTCTATATGATGAATTTCCAAGATGAAAGGAATATTTTAATTTAAATCATATTGTATGCGGTACTATAAACGATTTTCCATATCACGAAAGAAATCATATGTCAAAAAATAATTTGAAATCAATATGTATAGTGCCTATATATACTTCAGCTGGGTTTTGGGGTTTTATAGGGTTTGATTCTTATAAAAAATACAAAAAATGATCATATGATGAAGAACAATTATTAAAAATAGCTGCTAATACTATAGGCGGCGAAATACATAAATGAGTACTAAAAAATATAAATAACAATGAAGTAGAAAATATTATTCCTAAATGCGTAAATTATTAAAGGAAAAGGTGTAAAAAATTATGGGTATTTTTAATTGAAGAAAAAATAGAATAGATGAAACAACAAAATCTTTTAAAGCAAAATTAAAACCTAGCAAAGAAACGTCTGGTGAAGGATATGAAGACTTAAATCTTAGTGGACAATCACTTGTTGACTCTTTATCCTCATTTAACGTTTTTAATGATAGTTATATAAATAAATCTCATCAAAATGAAATGGGAAAAATAAAAGAATATAGAAGTATGATAGCAGCACCAGAAATTTCAGATGTAGTAGAGGATGCTGTTATTGAATCTACACAGGAAGATGAAGAAGGAAAAATAATTGACTTAAAAATAAATGACGAAAATATATTAAAAAATGATAATAAATCAAAAACAATAAAAGAAGAATTTGAAGAACTATTTTATAATAAATTAAGAATTCAAAATGAATTATGAAATATGTTATATACATATTATGTTGATGGTAGATTGTATATGGAACGTGTTGGTGGTGGAAGAAACGGAATTAGAAGTATAAAACCACTGCCATCTGAAACAATGGATTTCAAAATAGGGCCGGATGGTAGGATTGAATTTTTTGTACAATATTTAAAACAAAATGCAAAATTACCAAAAACAATTGAAGAAGCAGAACAAGATAAAGATTTAATTGCGTTTTATCCGTCCCAGATATCATATATAAATAGCGGAATGTTTGGCCAAAATAGAAAAGATGTTATTGGATATTTAGAAAAATGTAGACAACCTTTTAATCAATTGAAATTATTAGAAACAGCAGTAATTATATATAGAATTATTAGAGCACCAGAAAGATTTGTTTTTCGTATAGATACTGGTAATATGCCTAAGGATAAGGCTATGAAATATGTTGAAAAAATTAAGCAAAAATATCAAAGAAAAGAATCATTTGATCCTAATACTGGCCAAATGTCAGGTCAACCAAATGTTATGAGTATTTTGGAGAATTTTTGGCTTCCGCAATCAGCTGATGGCCGTGGATCTCAAATTGATACTATAGGTGGAAATCCATCTGGATTTGCAGAATTGGATGATATTCATTATTTTCAACGTAAATTATATCGCTCATTAAAATATCCAATGTCAAGAGTTACAAAAATGCATGAAAATCAAGAGGGTGATATTTTATTTGCTGGTGGTAGAATAGGAGAAATAACCAGAGATGAAATAAAATGAGCGAAATATCTTGAAAGACAACAAAATAGAATATGTTTTGATTTAAAAGAAATATTTTTATTACATTTAGAATTTAAAGGTTTAAAAAAACAATATGAATTAAATAGAAATAGTTTTGATATTCATATGACACCTCCTAATCAATATAAAGATCAAATTGATCAAATGTTATTAGAGACAAAACAGAATAACTATCAAAATTTAGCTAATAATGAAGAGTTTCCCAAAACCTGGCTTATGGTTCATTATCTTGGACTTGATGAAGATGATTTGAAAGAAATAAAAGAATATCACGCAAGAGATAAAGAGATACTGCCAGAAGATACAGGATTCTAAAATATATAAATAA